GGCGGATCTGCATTCAAGCAAATTCTCTAAGCAAACAGCAGTGTATGGGAGGAATGTTAAATTCTTAAACGAGTACGCTCGAGCATTAGCACCACTTATGCCTAGAGCGCTGGATATGCTTTATCGTATATTAGATACGAGACAATATTTTGGAAAGTATGAATTTAATCCAGATCCCACATATATTACTTCAATATACTTGGGCGCTAGCTCGGGGGATGCTCCGGGGCCTGAGCTGACAACAGAGACAGAGACGGGGATACCGATTTTTGTGAGTCCCCGGGGAAAGAAATTTGAGTCCCATGAGCGAGCGGTCAAGAATGTTAATCGTATGTTCCGTGAGTCGTCGTATGGGGTGCCGGTGCTTCGTAATAAGGCATGGGTAATGAAAGGAAAGGACGAGACTTACGGAAAATACGAAAAATATTTATTGGAGGACTATCAAAAGTATGCAGATAAATTTCGTTTCTTTGTCATTCCGAGCGATGAGGAGTCTCTCACGGAACGAGTTTTATTTACCTTGCGACAAAATTTAGAGCGTGGCTATATTTGTATAGGTCATACATGGTCGTACGGCGGGGCAGACCGTATAGCGGAGTTATTACACTATAACTGGGATAACCCAACGGCGGCCGTGTATTCGATGGGTGACTTGATAAATTGTGATCAGTCACTACATAGGGTATTGCTCGAGTTTTTTGTGGCACATGGGGGGATTTATTACAATAAGAAAAGTCGGGCGTGGCCAATTTATAAGAAAATGTTAAAGACGATTTTTGACTGGTTAATAACGAGGATAACACACGTGTACGCGGGGGTATGGATGGTCGTTCATGGAGGTGTGCCTTCAGGGTCGGTGGTAACTTCTCATGCCGATTCCTGGGTCTCTTTGTTATTATTTTGTTTATGGTGCTGTTATGAGATATCGCGCATTGTCGATGCAGAAGTAGCGATGGCCGCAACGGAGGCCCTACTACATATGCAGTTGATTATGATAGTTTACGGCGATGATCTCATACATCGATGTCCACGGGTACTAGAAGGGACGTTTGGCTTTGCGCGTTACATAGCATGGGCACGACAGTTTTTCGATATGCATTTCAAGGATATTAAGATCGACAAGCCCCTGTTGTCGATTGTTTCGGAGAGTGGCTCTGTGATAGAAGATGGGTGTTCGTTTCTACACCGGCGATTGGTTCTCAATCCGTGGAAAGGAGAGAAACAGCCGAAACTGTTAGCATGGAGGCCGATTTCAGACTATTCTTATCGCCTTGTGTATGGACGGGAACCAGACCCGTGTCGGAATGTTATGGATGTGATGCTATCTGCAATGGGAATGGCGTATGATTCTTATGCGGCAAATCTGGACTCCTACAATTATTTGCGTGACGTGTTTATGCTGGGTTTTAATTACATCAAGGTCAAGGTGACCGATGTGAATGAGGTCCTGTTTAGGCACTTTCAGGCGAAGAGGGGTGGCGATTTGTCGCAGTACCTTCGTAAGGGGAAGATGTCGCTAGAAGAGTTAAGGAACGGGTTCCCGAAATTGGCCATATTGGTTGCGAAAAATCAGGTGGACAGGGAGAAGTGGTCATTGAGAAATTTTCCTAATGAGGAAATGTCCATGTTTGCTGTCGAGGATGACTTCTAAAGTGAAAAAAAAA